CTTAACCGAGAAGGTACAGATTACTCCAACGAGGGTGGTTGGTACGATGCTGACAAGGTGCGTTTTCGTTCTGGCTTTCCTGAAAAAATTGGCGGCTGGACCCGTATGGCTAATGCTCAGTTTTTGGGGTTGGCACGAGCGTTATGGAACTGGCTTGCACTTAATGGATCTAACTTTCTGGGTGTTGGCACAAATCTTAAATATTATATTGAGCAAGGCGGCACTTATAACGACATTACTCCTGTAGTATTTACTTCAGCTAACGTGGCTAGTGCCTTTACGATTACCAGCGGATCAAACTCCATGGTTGTTGTGGACGGGGGGTATAGCCCAAGCGTGGGTGATTTTCTTACTATTTCTAATGCTGCTAATATTAGTACAAGTAACGTAACTGCAACTGTTTTAAATGCAGAATATTCTGTAATTTCTATAATAAATACAACGGCTTATACGGTTACATTACCTGTAACGGCAAATGCTTCTGCAACTGGTGGAGGAAGCGCTACTGATATTGCTTATCAACAACCTATTGGTCTTAACACATATACTTTAGGCACTGGCTGGGGTGCAGGTCCTTGGCCTGTTACAGGGATAACAACTAGCTTAACTGATCCTTTTACAACTTCAAGTGGCAGCAACGTAGTTACCGTAACTCAGACAGCTCATAATTTAACCAACGGAAAAGCGGTTATATTCTCTAATGCCACGGCTACAGGTGGTGTATCTGCAGTGCTTTTAAATACCTTGTTTTACCCTACAGTTGTTAACGCCAACGCATATTCCATCACGGTTCAAATTAATGCTAATGCTTCTGTAACAGGGGGCGGCAATGTCATTGCTTATACCGAAACAGGTAGCCATGGTTGGGGTCAAGGGTTTACATCAGGTATTGGTCAGCAGTTACGCCTTTGGACTAACGACAATTTTGGACAAGATTTAGTGCTTGCTCCCCGTGGCGGTTCTGTTTTTTATTGGGAAGCAGTTACTGGTTTATCAGTGCGGGCACAACTTTTATCTACTTTATCAAATGCAGCAACTTTTTCAGGACAGTTTGTTCCTAACGCAACTAATCAAGTTGTAGCTTCGGCAATTCAACGTTTTGTTATTTGTTTTGGCGCAAATCCATATAATCCTCTTGATGCTAATACAACCTTTGACCCCTTATTAGTTCGTTGGTCAGATCAAGAAAACCCTTATGAATGGGTGCCTGCAGTAACTAACCAGTCAGGTGAATTTAGACTGTCTAGCGGTTCTTTTATTATGTGCGCTAGAAATACCCGTCAAGAGATTTTGGTTTGGACTGATTCTGCTATTTACTCTATGCAATATTTAGGACCGCCCTATGTTTGGGGTTTTCAGGTCTTAATGGATAACATCTCCATTATGTCTCCCAATGCGGCTATTACGATTAATAACGTAACGTACTGGATGGGTGTTGATAAGTTTTATATTTATTCTGGACGGGTAGAAACCCTACCTTGTGCCTTGTGGCAGTACATTTTTAATGATATTAATAAAGAACAAGCATTCCAAGTGTTCTGTGGGTCTAACGAAGGCTATAGCGAGATTTGGTGGTTCTATTGCTCTGTAGGTTCAAATACTATAGATAAATACGTAATTTACAATTACTTAGAACGTGTCTGGACATATGGCACTATGGCTAGAACGGCTTGGCTAGACTCGGGTATTCGCCAATATCCTATGGCTGCAGACTATAACAACCGCATTCTTTTCCATGAGTCTGCTGTGGATGACGTGTCTGGTACACAGCCTGTAGCTATTGATGCTTATATTCAGTCTTCTGACTTTGACATTGGTGATGGGCATAACTTTGGCTTTGTATGGCGCATACTGCCTGACATTAATTTTAATGGCTCTAACGTCAATAATCCGTTTGTAACTATGCAGGTCAAACCTCGTAGGAACTCAGGTGCTCCCTATGGCACATCAGATGATCCAGAAGTTATAAGCGCAGACAACTTTGCTAATGCCGCTTCTTATGACATTCAAGAGTTTACAGGGCAGGTTTATACCCGCCTAAGAGGGCGCCAGCTTGCTTTTAGAATTCAGTCAGACAGCCTTGGAGTTAAGTGGCAGCTAGGTAGTCCACGAATTGATATTCGCAACGACGGACGCAGATAATGGCACAGGTACCCCTTCGTCCTTCACAAGCTCCCAATTTACTGATTGCACCAGTAGAGTACCGCCAGCTTTATCAAGATCAGATGAATAACGCCTTACGCCTGTACTTTAACCAAATTGACAACTTTACTCAAAACGTAACAGTGCCCGCTTCAGGTACTACGGCAAATAGACCTACGGAAAATCTACAGGTTGGGCAGTATTACTTTGATACAAGCCTTGGGTATCCAATCTATTGGAATGGTTTAGATTGGGTAAATGCCCTTGGAGAGCCCTTAATTTTCTTAACAGGTGTAAAAACAGTAGGTAGATTAGGCACAGTAACGGTTACAACTGTCTGACAACATGATAAACTTCAATCAATTCAACCCCGTGAGGTTCTTATGAGCCATGCAGCAGCCCAACATTTAGCCTCCTATGGTCGTGGGGGTGACACCGAATTAGTCCATATGACTAAAGGTGAGATAAAAGGTCTTCAGGCTTTAGCTTTGGCGCACGGTGGTTCGCTCACAATTAACCCCAATACAGGTTTAGCAGAAGCGGGTTTCTTAAAAAGGCTTCTTCCTACATTAGCAGGTGCAGCCCTTGCGGCTACTGGCGTAGGTGCACCTATGGCGGCTTTGCTGGTTGGTGGTGGTTATGGTTTAGCCACGGGTAGTATTACTAAAGGTCTTATGGCTGGTTTAGGTGCTTTTGGCGGTGCTGGGTTAACTAGCAGTCTAGGGACTTTAGGTGGAGAAGCTTTAGCAACTCAAGGGGGTGACGCCGCTTTAAATGCGTTTAACGAAACTCAACGACAAGCAGTTACATCAGGACTAAATGCAGCAACTTATACAGATCCTTTTTTAGGTTCAGTGCCGCCTGTGTCACCCCCTAGTGGTATTGAGTCAGCTCAAAATCTTTTAAATGTACAAAATCCTGCTTTCTCAAAGCTACCCGTACAAGCTTTACAAGATTATCAAAGTGCATTAAATGTCCCTGGGGTTGACCCTAAAGATGTTATTAGTGCCGCTGGCAGAGCTCAAGGTGCTATGGGGGCTACTACAACAGGTAATATAAGTAGAGGTATAGGAGAAGTATTTAGTAGCCCAAGCGCTGCTGGTTCGTTTGTTAAAGACAACGCCCTTACACTAGGTGGTGCACTTTTACCCGCCCTAACACAAGATCAAAAGCCACCTGCTGGTTATACCGAGGATGAGTACGATAGGTATCTAAAAGGCTTCCGTATGAGTCCCAACTACCAAGCTTACGAGGCTCCAAGACCTAATCCATATTATCGAGCTAAATATGCAGCCGAAGGCGGTATTATGCAATTACAAGGTGGTGGCGGTCCTGTAGAGCGTATGTCTATGGCTAATACAGCTATGAATCCCCAAGGTGGCATGTACCCCCAAGGCATGATTGATAAGACCCAGTACGCCACTCCTACCCAGCGCCCAGTAAGTGCTGAGATGGTAGATGAAGCCCCTGCCTATGAGCGGTCTAGCCCAATGTTAATGGCTGAAGGTGGTATTGCTCGATATAAAAGTAAGGGTCAAGTTAATGTGTTACAAGATTATATAGACCGACAAGAGCAACAACAAATGAGTCATTTACCAGAAGGCGTTAGCATTCCCCGCACTGGTATTTTTAGAGATACTGACGTAGATACAGCAAGAAAAGATGCGCTGACTGCCGCTATGATTCGTTTAGGCAAAGCTGGTAAAGCCGCTGGTATTAAACCTATAGCTCTCCCTAAGACTGCTATTAAGGGTCTAGGCGATATAAGCGGTATTTCTGAAGACACTACCGAAGCCGCTGCTGGTGGCACTATGCGTTACAACCTAGGAGGTTATTCCGATGGTGGAAGAATGCTTAAAGGACCTGGGGATGGTATGTCTGATTCTATCCCTGCTTCTATTTCTGGAAAAC